TGAAGGGCGGAACGGGCCTCATTAAAAGCGCGTAAAGCATAGTCCTTTAATTGCCGTTCAAGTTTTAACGCCTCCCGCAACCGCTCAATCTCTTTCCGCGCATCGCTAAACGCGTTTGATGTATTTTTGATTTGCTTTTCCAATTCAAAAAGCAAATCGTCAATGGCGTCCCCGTGCCCCGTCGCCAGTCCGCAACGGATCATCATTTGCGTTATTTTTTCAACAATATCCATCACTCTTTCTCCTTCAGTGCAGTCAACAAACCTTCCAAACGAGCAGATTTATTAAATATTTCAGTTGGATTGTTTGATGCAATCGCATCTTCAAGTTCTGATTTATATTGCCGCAACAAATCAATCTCGTCGGCGGCTTCATTCATCCAGTCGTACGCGCGAAGACCATCGCCCGTGCCAATTCGCAGTCGTTCAACAATATCCATCATACCCTCATATATTTGTTTTTTATTTCACTCAAAGTCATTCCGATGAAATTCAAAGTTATTTTTTTACCATTTGTAAAAATGGCAAAAATTGTGTTGGTTGCAAAATCAACTTGAATGTCCATCACTCACCCCCAATAAAAGACCATAAACCACGTTGCAAAAATAATCGCAGGAGCGAGGCAAATCGCCGTTGTCTTAAGTGTAAATTCTTGATTTGTGGTCAACATGACAAACGGTGAAAGCGATAACCATGCAATTGAAAGCACGATCATTTTGAACTTAATAACCGATTCAATATCCATCACCACTGCACCTCCCCATTAATGACAATATGCTCATACCACCTGTGGCCATCCTCGTCTTCCCACAGCGCCCAGACGTTGTGTGGTTCGCGGTCGTATCGGATTAGGGTTTTCATTCTGGTGCCTCCGGTAATTCCATCCAATGGGTGGGGCGGCAAGTTAAATAAACGCCATCGTCACCCTTAGCATACCGCCATTGGTCATCGTAAATCCATTTGGCTACCATAAGATGCCAGCCGGGTTCATATACTAATACCCAATGATCTTTTGGCGCTGTTTCTATTGGTTGCCATCCATTATATTGCCAAAGACTGTTGGGCATTACACTTAAGCAGTTGGACACTTCTTCAAGTTTAACTTGTGCGCTTCTAATGCCGAATAAAATCAAATCAGCTAAACGGTTTAAATCACTCATATCCGCACCATCCCACAATAGCCGTGGGTTGTGCTGTAAATAGCAGGCCACGAGTCAGTTTCGGGGTTCTTATCTTCTTCGTATCTCATCAATCGCCACCGCCAAGCCATGCATTCTTTTCCAACACATGCTTGCGGAGGGTTTTGTATTGGACACCATTTTGTTTGTGCCTCTTCAGGTGTCACATAATTTGTGTAGTCAGTCATTTTGGCATTCCAAGGTTGTTATAATTTTTAAATTTTTTAAAGCGTTTGTTATCATCTTGCTCCGAAACTGATTTCACCCGTTTAACCCGCACCTTACAGCGTGGATTGTTAAGGGGGGTGATGTACTTGCCAGCTTGATGAGGTTTATAATCCATTACGCCACCGCTCATGTCAGAACCATCCCGCAATAGCCTTTGGCTTTTTCTGTCGGCTGAGGGTTTTCATTACAGATCACACACCGCCGAAACTCCAGCCATCACGCCCAAAATTCCGGAAATAAGACACATAATGGATAACCACACCAACAATGCGTTAGCCTCTGTTGGCATGGTATTGGCGATCCAGTAGCTGATGAAAATCAGCACAGCACTTAAAATTGCGTTTTTCATTTTGTTTCCTTTCGTAATGTTTCTAGGAGGATGCACCAACTATCTAGCTCGTCTCACCTGCAGGTGTCTAGAATTGCAGTATCTTTTGGCGAGCCTACTTCGGCCATAATTTTTGTGCACTGGCTTGGGGCTTTGATGCATCCACTTAGAAACACTAACTTTTCACAACCCTTCTTCCTAGTTCTATTGCATAGGCTCATTTAAGCCATCAATAATCACAGATGAAAACACCATTGCTGCTTTGCTGCGATCTGGTTCGTTCATGTTGCTCAATACCGATGACGTGAAGGACGCCAATATATGCAGCACTGTGCCAATGGTCATGCCATCAACCGCCTTACCAATGTCGTTGTACGCTTTAATGTGTTTGCTTTGCTTCTTCTTTTCCATGTGTTCTTTGAGATCAACGGTCATCACGATTTCCTTTAATGTTGCGTTCATTGTAAAGTTCTTGAGTAAGGAAGTCAACCTCTTTGACGTACTTTCCAATTTGATCAATCGCCCAATTAGCACGCATATTGGCAGCCAGAAGATCATCATTAAGCCGACTGATAACTGATTGGTACTGAACCTCAATATCGGGGTCCACAATGATCCTCTGGCTATCCATTATTTTGCTTCCTCAATCACAGTGAACACGTCGCCCTCATCCACGACAACAATCGAGAAGATGCGCTCAGACGGGATGAAGCCAACAACATAATCATCCCATTTTGATAAGCCTTCAGGAGTTTTTTCAAAACGAGAGAAAGACGCTCCCTGCCAGTCAACTTGCAAACGATCAGCAATGACCTGCAAACAGGCACCATTCTTCAACATAACATTCCAAATATGTTTACCCATCATATCCTCACTTGGTACGAAAAATGCGATAGCCAACATCATGATTGGCATCATCAAACACAACACGAAACGCTTTAGGATTACGCTTACGATTGCTAAAATATACTGTTTGGCGAATGCTACCAAGCGATGCGACGTCATTAACAGGCACAAAGAAGCTGTCACCAACCTCCATATCATCCCAAGGAAAACTGTTTGATAAACGTGATGGCTTTGGAAGCGGTACATTTTTACTAATTTTATATTTTTCCATTGCGTTACTCCTTTTTAATGGTGCCATCATAATAACTAAAGACTACGATGGATACAATGGCAAGCTATCATTATTCCCAGTAAATTTTTGGCTTTCACTTAATTCAAATGTGCGTTCAGCACCACGCTGGATCATACCAGATCGACGCATGAAGTTAATTGCTTGGCTAACGGTATCCACCAAATCGTCATGAATGCCTTTTGGAAATGATTCAACCTCAGTAATCACCATGTCAGCCCACACACGGAACGAATCAGGATCACCGGCCTTAGTAGGCGCATGAACTAGCCCCTCAGCGAATAGATGCTGAACTGCATATAGGCGGGCCACCTTATCAAGATCATTCGGGCTAATCTCACGGACGCTAAATTCCTCAATACCGACCAGACGCCTAATCTCCTGAGCCACACTAATGCCCGGACCTTTGGCCTCGACCAATAGGACATCCAGCTTTGATTCGCGGGCCGTAGTTATAACCTTAGCAACCAGATCGTGAAATTCTAACCGTTCCTTCCATGCATTGGTCAACATGATCTTGGGCACGTCAGCACCCTGATCAGACTTTTGGATACGGCTCGTCACCGTCCCCTGATGATCACGATTAACAATAGCTGTTGTTGTTCCCGAATCACGCCAAACGCCCCAGCAGGTCATGGCTGAGAAGTCGTTCTCTTTCTTTGTGGTGTAAGCCAGATCGAGGGATCCGATTGTTATTTCCATATCCGGGAAGTTAGCCCCATCGTATGGTTCCCACCAAGTGCGCTTGATAATACCGCCACCGGCTGGCTGTGGGCGCATCTGCAACTGCCCAGCCGTTCCATACGGTCCAAGCGTCTTCTTAAGGTTATCAACTTCTTGAGGACCAAACCGCTCCGGCCATAACAGTTCGCCTTCTTCCTTGCGTGGATCGGTCCACACAATATCATTCTCGCCATCATTCTTATCGGCTGGGACCAAAACTGTGTAGATACGCCGGTTTGGCTCAAACTCCATTGGCAACATCAGGTGCGTCCAGTTACCAATATCTTGCGATAATATATGCCCGGTAATATCCCGCTCATTTAGTCTTTGCTGCACGACAACACGGCATCCAGTCTTTGGATCGTTCAAACGGGTAGACCAAGCCATGTCCCACCATTCAATGGTAGACATGATCACAGCTTCAGAGTTGCTTTCACGGGCATTGTTGGGATCGTCGCAAATCAGGAACTGGCCGCCCAAACCAGTAGTTGAACCACCAACCGATGTTGTCATACGCCTGCCGCCCGATACTAAATCAAACTGGCTCTTGGTGTTCTGGTCACTGGCCACCTGAACGCGCTCGCCCCACTTTGACGTGTACCAATCACTCTCAAGCAAACGGCGACACTTCAAACTGTCCTGCAAGGCAAGCGTCTGGCTATACGATGCATGCAGGAACTGCACACCATTGCCCGATACTGGCGTATTCTCAGGCTGGGCAAATACCCAAGCCGGGAACAACACACCGCATAACGTGGACTTACTAAAACGGGGCGGAATGTTAATGATCAGGTTGCGGATATTACCATCAGCACATGCCTGTAGGTGGTCACACACCGCTTGCATAGCAAAACCGCCACCAATGAATGGAGCGGGATCTATTACAGACCATGCACCTTGCGCGAAGTCATACAGGCTGCGCTCCATTCGACGCTGGCCAAGCTGCGACAATAGCAATGAAGCTTCATCACGAGATATTTTGGTTACATCAAGCATCTTCGTATTCGTCATCATCTGGATCAATAACGATCTCATCAGGAGCCGGTAAAGACAATACAGCCGTCAGCATCGCCTCAAGCTGTTCCTGTTCCTCAATATCAAGCACATCGATGTCAATCTGGCGCATTGCAATAGGACTGCCACCCGGTCCAGACACTTCCATTTGCTTAACCTCGTTCCAACGTCCCTTGCCGCGCTTGCTCAGGAAGAACTTAGCCGCATCAACTGCCTTGTCTGTGCCTTCAGTCATTTCGTTCACTAGCACGCCTGTCGCCAGTGTCATTGTATCAGCCCAGCCGGTTCTCAGCTCAAGATCGTAGTATTTCACTAGCGTCTTTTCATTGACGCCCATTGCCTCAGCTATCTCATATTGCCACAACCCAGCCGCAGCCATTAGCTTGACTGCCCGTTTAGTCGCATCCGTCACTGTATGTGATGGAC